ACATCCGATATAAAATATAACTTTTTTATCACTCAAATCTTTGCTAAAATCATCGATATATACTATTTTCACAGATCTCTCCTTTCGAAAAACGAAGAGGCCTAACATTTCTATCAAGCCTCTTGTCGATTTAATATCTGATACTATTATGCATCGTTTAGCATATTCATGATGATCATAGGTCTATCGTTCTTTTAGTCCCGACGCGGTAATAATACAGACATGGTCAAATACCATACCCCAAAACTTCCGACTTCGAGCCCAAGTACGAAAACTACGATCAGATTCATGATAGATCTAATAATTTTCATAAATGCATCCTCCTTTATTTTTCTATAAAAGGAAGCGTATTTTTCGCGATTTAGATGATTCCCCATTCCTCTCCAGCACGTTTCATATGTTTCCTACGAGCATTCTGATAAGCTTCTTCAAGTCCAAATTCTTTGAGCTCTTCTCTGGTTAATACTAAGGAATCTAAAACATCTTCGTCTCCATCCAAGTTGATAGCATATTCATGGTTGTCCATTTCGTACTCAAAGGCGGCTTCAGCAAATTCTTTGTCATTTTTCATTTTTTCATGAAGCTCTTCAGTAAATCCGATCAGCATGTTTACCAGATCAGTTTTATCTTTTTTCTTAACAATATCGCCAGTTCCGAATACGGTTACACATTCTTTAAGACTACTTGCCCCAATTTTCTTAAGCGCACCATAGACTTGATCTTTGCTAAAAGCAAAAGAGATTGGAAAATTATTTATTTCTTCCTGATGCCTTCTCTGCATTTCTACATATTCTTTTCTCTTTGAATTAGTATTCATAATGCACACTCCTTATTTAACCCAATTGTCATGATTAACGATTAGATACCCATAGGAAAATGAAAAGGACCCTAAGTGATCTTAGAGCCCAATTTGCTTATTTACACTGAAAACCCATTTTAACTTGATCCTTGTTTGCTGATGAACTTTCTTTCTCACACTTAATCCCGCCAGCATCAAGTATTCGTCGTGCCGTTTCGCTTCCGTTATCGGCAGCCATTTCAATTGGAGCCATCATAAGTGGTGTAACAAATATGACTACCCAATCAGCCATGGCCTTTCCAATAGTAAATCCGAATCCGACTGCAAATGCTGCTTTCCTTAATTCTTTGAAATTTTTGTTCATACCAAGTCCTCCTTCTTATATGTTGTTTTCATTTCATAAAAGGAGATGTAGAAATCGCGTCATCAGATCATGTCATGTGTCTGCAGATATTCTGTGACTTTTTCTTTCAGTCTCTCCGGAATATCATCAAGAGTGATAACTCCGAGAGAGATCTGTATTGCCAAAAATTTAATCATGCTCAACCCCCATCAATTCAAGTAATGCCGACTCAACCGCTTCGAGTCTATCCATTTCTGTGATAGCTCCAGGCGGTGTATAGTCAAGATATTTTTCAGGATTTGCCACAACCATCTCCTCGGTAATGAGATTCTGCTTTGTTCTGAACTCATTTACTTTGCAGATATAAGAGACCTCTCCATCATCATTCGTTTCTTCGTGATCGAAAATTCTGATGAAAATATCAACAGACCCGTCAGCAAGTTTAAAGTATCCATATTTATCCGGTTTCTCCGAGAATGCCGCGTTTGTCATAATAGCTAACCACCTTCTTTGCTCGGCCAACGATTGTCTTTATTTTAAAACGTTTACAGAACGGATATAGGTCGCTATGTTTAAGCCAACCATAATGAGACAAGATTCTACGAGAAATATGCAGCGATAAATTTTCAGTTCTTCCATTTACTCGCAAAAATAACCTACGAATTTTCTTAAAGATACGTGGTCGGATAATCGTGTTTTTGATTGAAACACAGTATCCCATCATATCAACTTTAGTCGTCCTTGTTCGGAATACACCATCGTTCTCTTTTATCGTCAGAAATAATACATCGGTTATATATCTCTTAAAATCTTTAACTGCTCTTTCCAGCCGTTTTACGCTCCCACTAAATATAATGATGTCATCCATATAAAACAAAACATGTGTCACATTGTTTACTCTAACAATATCGCCATTTTTCCTCCTGCGGATTGAAAACGAATTTTCTGTAATATGATGATAGGCGTAGGATATATAGTAATTTGCTAAATATTGTGATAAATATGATCCAATGCATAGGCCGCCCTTGTATGTCCCAAGTAAGAAATGGATAACATAAAGAATATCATCACATTTGATATCTCTGTGAAGAAACTTTTCCAAATTCTTAATATTGACACTAGGATAATATTTTTTGATATCACACTTATAATAGTATCTACTATTTTTGTAATCTTTTCTGATCCATCGCTCTATTTTTTTCTTACCGAAAATCTGCCCACGTTTGGGTATTGATGCACACTGAAAATATCCTATTTTAGCCATAAACATCTTTTTACATGCATTTACGACCAAATAGTCATAGACCTGTTGCTTAATTGTGGATATGCCGATTTCCCTTATTTTTTCGGAGGTTCGATCATACCGCATCTGGTAGCTGATCGGTCTAAGAACAATATTTCTGTTTTCAATCTCCTGGTACATCGAATAAGCAGCTTTCGATATAGCTTCATATAGTTTATATCTCGTCTCTTTCGACTTGGCATATTCCTTGCATATTTTTGCTCTCTCATGGATGTTTTTACCATCACATTCGTAGTATGCGGCTAAGAAGTAGGACACGTCGGTGCGTTTCCATTTGCGTCTAAGACAATCGTATATAGCCTCCTCTACTTTGTCTACTGTTAAAATATAATTTTTGAGATAACGTTTCATTTTATTATCGTCTTTCTGTTGTGTACCAGCTTTCGCGATTATTCCTACTTGCCGGCTTTTTATACAATATTAAAGATCCGTTCGGATGCCCTGCTTAGGTGCGAAACACACTCATAATTTGTTTTCAGAAATTTGGCGAGACAGGATATTCCAGTTCGTATTACCCAGGCCATTGTTCGCATTCAGGCAGAAAAGACCTGCAGTAGCACCATTCCTGAGATTAGCAAACAAGAGAATACCCGTAACTTCGAGTGTGAAACCTTAAAAATTGCCTAGGGGAGTTATCCCCTCTTGTTACGCTGCGCTTCTCAATTCACCCCTACTCCGTTCAAAGACAGGCGAGACAGGATATTCCAGTCCGTAATACCCAGGCCAACGTCCGCAGACAGGCAGAAAAGACCTGCAGTAGCACCATGCCCGAGATTAGCAAACAAGAGAAACTCTTTTTGTCCACTGGAAGCTCCGTCGACGTACAATCCATCGGCGAATCCAGACGCAGTTCCAGAATTTGCTCCGCCGGCTTTTGCTACCGTAATCATGCCGATATCGAGATCTGCCTGCATATGGGTGATATAATTCCACTGGTTAAGTTTTGTCGGCTGAATGTTTTCCGCAAGTTTTTTGTATTTCTCCTTGATAGTAGTGATATTTGTCGTAAGAAGTGAGGCATCGTTTGTGACGTATACTTCTCGTGTTCCGGCACTATCAATAATATTCATTACAGCATTTGCCATAACTTCATATCCGCCAACTGCGAATTCGATTCCCTGGAGCACGATTGGGAATCTTCCATTTGTAAGTTCTCCGACAGTCTGGCAAGGGCAACCGTTTCTTCCTTTAACTTCATCGCTAAATCCACTTCTCCAATGGAACGATGATATCCAGGTCGTTGCAGTCGTAGTAAATGTGGCGTCGAGAATAATTGCTGTATGGGTGTCATCATATGCCTCTTTTCCGATAACGCGCACATCCTCTGCGAGATTATGCATAGACAAATTAACTCGATCGACAACACTTGTTGACTTATTATCCCCGATGCTGACATAAGTCCCAATACTTATATTTCCAGCCTGTGAATTTGTGACAATAATACGATTTGTATTTTCTTCCGCAATATCTGTTCGATACTGGAAATTGTGGTTTGTAACTCCGGCAGCAACTGACTGAGAATTGATCGTTGCGAATGTAAGCCAAAATGATGTATACATATACTTATAATCACATGACATTCCGCCAGTGTATCCGGTACCCTTTTGTTTGAAATATCCGATGTTATTGTTATAACAGATCGCTCTTGACTGCCCGTCTGTTCGACCTGCGCAATATCTCGCAGGGATAAGCCCTTTTGAAGAATATAAAATTCCATCAATTAATCCGCATACGTATTTTCCATATACAGCATAGCCTTGATCGGAACCATCTTTCTTTCTGCATTCTTCTGCGAGAACATATCCATCCTTCGGAAGATCTGTCCTGGAATAATACCAGTATCCATCCTCTAACCAGTGTTTCTCGTAATAGGACATACCAAGAACAAATACATCATTTTTACCGGCGTCTTTGAATCCGTCCTGGCCCTTGATCGCAGAGACAACTCTTTCGCCGTCGGCAGTAACATATGCATTGCAATCATAAGTTTTAAACAGCGGAATATTTTCATAGTCGTCTGTTCGATGTTCCGCTGCGGTTGACATCAAGCGTATAAGACCTTCGTTATCATCGAGCTTTTCTCCGGAAGATGTTTGTGAAGTTTCCCATAACGGAAATTTAACGGTATACACTTTACCTGTTCGACAAAGATTAAAATGCATCGCGAGAGAGGCCGTAAAACTCATATCTCCTTTATCGCCTTTCGGTCCGGTAGCTCCTGTATCACCCTTATCTCCTTTATCGCCTTTCGGTCCGGTAGCTCCTGTATCACCCTTATCTCCTTTATCGCCTTTGCTACTTGTATACGACAGGAGTTTAATAGTGACGGACGATTCAGTAACGTTTGTTACCTGCCAAGTACCAGTATTTGAGCCGCCATCGATATTTGTAAACACATCTCCTATAACAGGTGTTCTGTTAAAATCAGAGATGTTTCCGGTTGCCGTAATGTCGACTTGAGTATATGTCATAGTCCAATGCCTCGTCGCCTGAAGAGCCTGATTACCTGTTTTTCCAGTATCGCCCTTAGGCCCTTGCGGTCCAGTATTTCCTTTATTTCCATATGCGCCGACTACCTTTTTATTTGTTTCCATGGATGAGCCATTCGTGTAATTTATTGTCTCATAATTCCACAGATACTTATTAGTCTCTGTCATGGTTGGAGGTGTCGTCGACCAAGACGTAGGTGCCTTAGTATTAGACGACGATACAGCGAAATGTTCCACGATACTTTTGATTCCATTTCCTGTTAAACCAATGTCTCCTTTATCGCCTTTCGGACCTTTAATATTCACTGGTTCCGGATTCTCTTTTTCATTATCATTTGTCCAACTAATTACTCCGTCTGCGCTTACAGATGGTGTATACACCGCAGTATTTTCAAGTCTTGTAAGAAGCTGCGTTACGATGTCCGGATATAATGCGGCAACGTGCTCGGCTGATTCTATGCTTTTTGGTATATATAAATCGCTATTAATTTCAGTATTCCATTTATTTACTACATTTCCAGATTCATCCGTCTTTGATCCAGATACAATAAACTGAAGGTTTCCTGCAACCTCTGTCAAATATCCACCGACCAGCCAAGTGAAATGGATCTGTTTATCATTTTCAGGATTAATAGTGACATCCTCGATATGATAACTACTCGGTCCTCCGTCAGCTCTAATGTAATTTACATATAAATCGAGTTTTGTAAGATCGATACCGTTAAAGTATCTAGGGCATTCGAACATTACGGCTTCTACATCAATATCATACTGCACTGCGATTCGTTTCAAAGCATCTGGCACAGTTATAATTCTGTCTTCTCCAATGATAATATACCCATCATCTTTTGATGGGATAGGTAAAAGTTTCGGATCATTTACATCCAATGTTGCTAATAATTTTTCTGCTTCTGTCATTATTCCCTCCGTACGGTTACAATGATTTCGTTTGTTTTAAGCATCGTCTCTGAATTTTTTCCGACAACAAATACTCGGAAAAAGTTTCCTTCCAACGCTTCTCTTGGAATTGTGCATTTTTTCCCATGTGTTAATGCCTGTGGTTCAAATTCGATATCTCCTCTGGAAAAACCAGCAACTTTTATCATCTTGTCCCATTCGTCAGAAAAATGAAACAAAATATCAAGGGTATCTCGGTTACATTCCATGCTGTTTGGGCCAAGCTGTTCTCCAGAAACATTTAATTCGATTATATTTACCATTTTTCCTCCAAAAAATATCCGGCACCAAACACTATGGTTCAGCACCGGACAAAGATCCATACTATTTGTCAGTAGCTTTCATAAATTCCATACCGCTCGTAAATACTTTGAATAAAATGGAAATACAAATCAATATATCATACCAAGTCGGAGCATTTAATCGACTTCCGATCCAAATTAAGCAAATATAAGCTAACATTACTTTCCTCCTTTATTTTTCTTGCTGTACTGCGTATAGTTTCTTCGCACCGACTGCTCTTCACGTTTTGGATATGTGTAGGTCGTGCCGTCATTTGCTCTATTACTGTCCTGTTTTATATAAGGTGTCCCATCAGTGCCTTCTTCACCAGCAGGGCAAGAAAATGGCGATTTCATCTTCTTCCACTCATACTCGAATCCTTCGGAACCACTGATTTTGATCGCAAGATTGCATTTGTAATACTCGCCGGTTGTATCATTTATATAAATATCCCCGAGAGATCCTGCTGTATTTTTCCCTGGGACCCCATTTCCATGATTAACTCCCATTTTCGCTTTCCTCCCATTAATCTTCCGGATGTTCTTCAGCCGCAAATCTCGCTGAGAATCTATCAATGTCCTGGATAACACACATTGACTGAAGATACGCTGTTCTATGTGGGTTTTTGTTAACCTCGTTATCGTATGGACGGATATCAAGATCAACACTCGCAATGTCGATATCATCAAGGCAGGCGATAGTTTCTTCAGTAAGTTTTACTCTATTCGATCCAGACTTAAGATACACTACCGGCCCCCTTCCGTTAAATTTGACTTTTACAGGCAAATACATAAACGGATCATCGCCTTCTTCTCTAGGCGCTTTAATATGCACATTCCAGCCGATTCCATACTTATTTGTATCTTCGATAAGGGCATTTGCTATCTCCTGATCCTGAATAAGAATGGCGAAATTTCGGTTTCCCTCTGCATTGTATCTGCCACCCTCTCCTTTAAAATTCTTAAAGATAATCATGGCATCGTCAATCTGTAATACGCCTCTCGGTGCAAATGTAAGTTTCATTGTTTTAATCTCCTTTAAAAATTTGTTCTATAAACATGTTGTTAAAATAAGTGAAAATATAAATGATTTTCTTATGTCATCGGCAATCTCCTTTCAGGTGTTTTATATAGAAAGAAATAAGAGCCCTGACTGTGTCTAGTCAAGACTCTTAAACCTATACCTATCTTATTTTTCAGAAAGCTTTTTGATTGATTCATTAATAAGTTTTTCAATCTCTGGATTGTTATCGCAAACACGCTGCAAACCGATTCCGACTTCTAATAAGCCAAATTTTCTTCCAACCGTTGCCCCAGCGATAAAAGTTGCAATAGTTGCTCCTTTCAAATATGTATTAATAAGTATTCATAACAGGCTTTGTATTCACCGCGAGTCAGCCAGGCACAAGACTTCGTATAATATCTTTTTGATGCTCATCAAGATTGTGATACAAAGTAAAACCAGTAGATCCATTATACTCATCTCCGAACTGCTTATAATACATGCTTGCTTTCCAAAGATTCGGATACTCATTCTTATATCTCGTGAGTTCTTTTGCTTTTGCATCATATTCTTTATCGGAAATATAACTGTTATTAAGCTCATAATAAATATAAGAATGAAGTATTATAAATCTCTGCAGAAAATCTATGCGGTCCTTGACTGATAACCGAATGGCATTTCATCTCCTTCCACATCCGCCGGAATATTCATAAAATCTTCCATTCCAGAATTGCTCTCATCGATATATGGATCGTCGGATGCAAACCATTCGGCGTCTCCATACTGATTAATTTCTGCCAGCATTTTATCTACCATATTTCGGTAGAATGAAAGATCAATCTTATCATGGTTTTCAGGGTCTTTTATCATATCGGACTCAACCCATCTATAACCGGTCGAGTTTGCAGCGGCATAATATTTTTCTCCCTGCTTACGTACCAACACGCCACCACCTTCTCCGGCCTTGATTGGCGTAAACTGACCCACTTTACCGACAAAGCGATAGTCATGACCTTCTGCAATCTTATCGTTCAGCCGTGCGCATTCAGATTCAAAAGTTGTGTCTGAAAGCTGACCCTTTTTATACTTAGACTCCAACTTTTCAAACTCTTTCTCATATTCGGATACGTCTGGAAGTTTCTCGTTCATATCCAAATATAAAGCAGACTTAACAGAAAATGTTTCGCACAGGTCTTCGAATTTAATCGGCTCTTTACTGAACAATGTCTTAAACACATACGGAACAGCAAACTGTTTTCCTGTGGCTGTCCATTCCATTGGATGCTTCTTATTATCTTTAGGTACAAATCCGAATGTATTCTGACAATATTCAGGATCTTTATAACGAGCAATATAATCTGCGTCGTTAATCTGGCAAATACGATCGTAGAATGCTTCAAATTCGAATGTGTAAGAATATTTCTTTGCGAATTCGATACAGAAGGCAACAATTTCTTTAGTAGCATTCGCGATTTTGATGGAGTCTGTCTTGATCGCAACGATTTTGAATCCACGTTTCTCAACTTCATCCTGCAGCGTCTTCATGAATAATGCCCCACGCAATGCAACGATGTTATTCTTATTTCGACTATCTCTGAATGGATTATCAAATTTAGCCGAGGTAAGACCATATACTGAATTGATCGCGATCTTAAGTGCCTGTGCCAGATCAGCCGCCTGCCCTTCATCGTCAAGGAATGGTGCAAGTCTTCCTCCGAGCATATGTCTCGCAGTCTCAAAATCACCTTGCTTAATTGCCACACGGGCATCCAGAATATCTTTGAAGTGCTGAGTATAAACTCCAAAGTAATTCATAGCAACTGCCGAGTTCGGATGTAGCGACTGAATATCAAGAAGCGCAACATTAATATAGATTCCAGCATTCGAGCGAATATAGCCTCCAAATCCAAGATCAATCCCTCGATACATGTTATGAGGCTTTCGATCTTCTCCGAATTGGACAAATTCATATCCAGGAAATGCATTTAATGGCTTAACTTTATGAATCTCATCTTCTGCGAGTCCATACTGTTCGCCTGTCGCTAAATCTGTATACACAAGGCTCGGATGGCGCTCATTTCCAAAAATAATCTTTGTTGTCAGCGAGTTCGTTGTATCATTAACTGTTCCGCCTGCCAAGTTTGCAAGAATCTTTCTGGCAGTAAAGTCACCCTGCAGATGATCGAACACCTTCTCGGTCGCGGTAACATCCCATTTGCAGTATTTTATTACTTCAGACCAGAGTTCTTCTGGAACTGGTTTATCCCATGGCAATCCAAGCTCTTTATGCCCGATACCCAGTTCAATCTCCCATTTCTTAAGAGACTGCTTCTTTGCCGCAAAATCATATACATCCGTATAACCGAGTTTATAGGCTTCGCTAAATAACCCGCTATCTCTGCTTCCTTTTGGAGCATTGATAATCCGCTGGGAAAGATCATAGAGCTCCTCAACTGTATATCCCATCATCCTTGCATACAGCAAATGCCTATCATACTTCCGACCATTGAAGTCAACCAGCTTAAATCTTACAAGATTTTCAATGTCAGATGATTTTGGATTAACCATAGCCACAACCGGTTTGTCTTCTCCTGCCATTTTATAACAAACCAGAAACAGATTTGGGAAGATCTCGATGTCATAAAAAACAAGACAGTCCGAATCACTTTCGTTAACTGTCTCATTCACATCTTCGCTCTTAAATTTCATATCGCCAACAATTTTCATACAGGTTTCCGCCTGATTCGTACTGCTGGCAGCCAGTGCAATAACCGGTCCTTTCATATCGCTTAAGTCATATCCGATCCCGCTCGCATAGGCTTCATCCAAACACTTTTTAATCATATCAATACTTGGCTTTGTATTATGCATAATCTCTTTATTCAAGTGTTTTTTAATGATGGATCGGAGATGCTTTTCATTTTGAATTCCTTCGATATTTACCAATTTCTTTACCCCTTTCAACGGCAACCCTGAACTCAATACGGAGAGTACATGATTCACACATTTAATCAGTTTTCTCCGCAAAGAGCTTTTGCCGGTAAATACTTTTATTTCAATATCTTCGTCGTATATCCTAGACAGTTCCGTCGGGTCTCCGTTGTAAATATAGTGTAGATGGAGCCCTTGACCTCCCTTACTTACCTCCGCATATGTAGGTGGCCATTTGCTTGCGGCTTCCAGATTCTTTTCTAACGATTTATTTCCACTGTCGTCCTTAATATCGAAATCAATAACGATATGATTTTCAGGAAGTTTCACATAATGGAGCTTACTTGTATCAAGATCTGAAAGTTTAGTAGTAATACTATCCCATGGTTTTCCAGGAGTTTCATTTACTGTCGCATACTGAGCTGGACAATCTTTACAGAGTTCATCGAAAATAGATGGCTGTTCTTTTAGATCAATCCATGTCACTTTGTCTTTATTTTTTTCTTTTTTTTTACTTCCTCCGATTTCATTCTCGAAAATATCTGTTCGGAACTGACTGTAATAGTTTAACAGTCGTGATCCGTCTTCTGCATCGATACGATCGTCGTAATCCCAGAAGTAGTTTTTGAGTTCCTCTTTGAAATTTCTCTTCGAAAATGGAAATGAAACTTTGGCATCATCACAGTATGTCTTATACATTTCCCATGCCGCCTTTAATGTTGTTCCATTTTGATTTTTGAATACGCTGTAAGAATCGCATACAAAGTTATAGAAATCGTTAGACGCACCGAGCATGGATTTTGGAATATACTCGTCGTAATAGGCAGGATCATCTTCATAAACCTGTAAGCAATGATATGCAATTCCGCCAAGTTCAAACGGAATCTGAGCCATCAAATCTTTGTATTCATCCCCAGGGATTTTATTACCAGTCGGATGTACATCAATGAGTCGCCTTAATAAACCAGACTTTCCATCAGTAATCTTTACTGGCCTGTTTGTTCCCATGAATAAGAAGCATTTGAAACTCGTCTCATACAATCCTTTAAATTTCTCATTCACACTCATCCTTTCATGTGAAACCAGCGAATTAAGTCTTGTATTATCTTCAATTCGCGATAAATCGCCGTCATGCTGAATTGCAACGAGCGGGTTTGTTTTGAATGGCTCAAGCGCAAAAGCATTATTCGCAGATCCAAGCGCCTTTGCGTCAAATGTGGAATAATACCCTTCAAACAATTGCTGCACAATATTAAGAATTGTTGATTTACCTGTTCCGGCAGCTCCATATAAAACCATAAACTTTTGAAGCTTTCTGGAATCACCTGACACAATAGATCCGATACACCATTCGATTTTATGACGTTCATCATCGGAGTATAGTGTTCCAATAATCCTATCCCATGCATCGTAATTTCCTTCTTCCAATGGATAGCTCAGTCTTTTACTTGCAAAGTTCTCTCTTCCAGGCTTAGTATTAGAAAATATCAATTCTTCATCAAGCATGGTATAATTATCTCGCATCTGTTTTTGACAATACTTATGGAACTTATCGATAGAGCCACTATCGGAATCCCACATATATTTACCAATCAGCGTTGTGTCAAATCGATCACAATTTTGAGTGATAAATTTTTCTATCTCCGCATCAACGAGACGAATGACATCATCTTCATCTGTACTCCACATTTGCTGTTCATTATCCCAAATTGCATAAAAATCTTTTCCTCGAACCATAAGATCATTCGATTTTTTCATTATGAATTTGGGAAAGACTTCTGTTATTCCTGATTTACTCAGTGTCTTTGTCGCTACTGTCATGAAGTCCAACATTCATCTTGTGACCTCCTTTCATTTTCGCAATATAAGAGTCCAAACTTTCTATCTTCCATCTTCCTGGAAACTCCTCAGAAACCGTGAATACAGAATCATTTCCATAAACACGAACTCTTATGCTGTTTTTCCCATTTGGAAACCATTCTTCCACGTCAGCGGAAACTCTTGGACCAACAGCTTCGGTAAATCGTTTGTATATATCGTCATGTGCCATTTTGATTACTCCTATACTAATGAATCTAAATACCAGAGCATGGCCATCCAAATCTCCACCTCTCGCAAATCTTGTTGACAATTTCTGATTCGAAAAAGGCTCCCTTTACCGTCTGGTTCAAACTCTCGGTTCATAAATTTGTTTATTGTTTCTTTTATATACTCTTCATTGAACAGGCGGTCGCTCATTGATCCAAGTCCTAAATTCGTGACCATCTGCCAGAACCATTGTGACGTTCTATTTCCGATAGTTGGATCATCCATTATATCCTCGCAGCGAATCGCCAACGCAAACATCATTTCTAATACGGTGCACGGACCTTCAATAAGATCCGTAGCACTCTCATCAAGATCGTTATAAAATGTAAATTGACGTCGAAGATTAAAGCCATCTTCCATGCGGTTTTTATCCCTAGCGTCTTTACATTTGAACGGTATTTCGTTCAAGCAATTCAGCAGTTTATCATACGTATTTTCTGGTGCATATCGTTTATGGCATACTATCGAATATATCCATTCGAAATACTCTTTCTTTACTTCTTCAGCAATCATTCGCTTGCACACATTCTATCGGAATATGCTCCATAATCACGCAGAATTTCATAGTGTACTTTCAGCTTACTATTCCGGATATATACTGAGTCTTCTTCATATTCACCGAAATGCTGCGCAAAATCCGGGCCGACTAGCTCATCCGCATTTGTGATAATCTTATCGTGATCATCGGTAAGAACCCCATCTCCCTCATAATATGTGAGAGTAATCGTCGGATAATCCTGTTCCCAAGATTCTTCCGGAGCAATTACTTCCGGTACGTACATATCTTCGCCCTCCTTATTTTCTTCTTTTTCAGATTTGCTCTCGTATCCATTGTTTAAAAGAATATCTTTGAGCTTTTCAGCATCCGCATCTGTCGGCTCATAATTACTTGCCTCATTACATGTTGGCTGATTGTATTTTTCTTCGAAGTGCTCACGCATTGCAGCAATTTCCTCGTTCGTAATTTTTTCATATTTGTCTTTTACAAACTTATAGGTTACTGCAGATCCGGCTACTGTGCCGATAACGAATATGAGTCCTTTGATTAAAATATCTTTATACATGTGGTTCTCCTTTACTTATCCGAGACTGATTTTGAAATCTTTATTGCTTCCAATACCCGCCATTTTATCGGCGATTGAGCTGTAAATTTTGGAAACATGGTCCAAATTGTTGTTAAATTCAGAAAGAATATCGTCCAGCTCATCGTCGAATTTCTCAGCAACTTTCTCCTTTGCCTCTTCTCGGATTTCGTCAGCAATATCATCTGCAGAAATCTTTGCTACTTCTTCCGCAATTTTATTCTTGACTTCCTGCCGAATTGTGGAAGATCTCACGTCAATCTCCGTGCGGACCTTTAAATCAATATCGTCTTCAATTTTCTTTGAAATTTTACGAACCGCATTGGTTGTTTCCTGCTGCACTCTTCTCTCTACCGCCTTGTCGATGGCTTCCTGAACGATATAGTCTGGAACATCGACATCAATTGTTTTCGAGACGTTATCAATTGTTGAATCAAGTTTATCACATATACCATTCAACCTTTTTCTTGATCCATATGCATATCCAAGTCCGATTAATCCAACGACGAATCCGCCGAGTCCAAAAATAAATTCGAAATTGTTATCTTTCATTTCTTCTTTTCCTTTCCTTAGAAAAACTCTTCAAGATTGAGATCAAACTCATCGTCAATATTTGTAATTAACACCTCTCCATACTTGTTATTTCTGCAAAATTCAAGAAGTGTTTTGATTCTCGGTTCATTGCAATTTTCATATATTACTTTGTCATAGCGAAGGGCGAATGAACAAATATCTTTCCAAAGCTTTTCATTTGTCTCAAGCTTAACAGCTAAATTTGTATATCTTTGGTGTGTGAGTAAATGTTCTACTAAGGTCTCTCTCATTTCTTATTTTCATCCTCGATGCGTTTATTCTTGCTCTCCGGTATTGTGTTATTAATATCGGCAATTTTATCTTTGCCAATATTTAACGTAATAACTGTCAATGCAAATCCCCCAAACATCAGTGATATGCTCATTAATATACCGCCAGCGATATGACGCTTTTTCCGAGTACCTAACGAGCGATCTAACACCGATAAAATTTTTTCAAATTTTTCCACACGCACCAACTCCTTCTTATGTATTAACTTAAAAGTAAAGCCATGCCACTTACAAAGCAAATACCAGCCAAAGTCAATAATGTTGCAGCTAATTTATTATGCATTTCGTTTTGCCCTTTCGATTTCTGTTGAAAAAATATAATATTTGCCATTAAGCCTGATTCCTTTTATTTTTCCGATGCTCAATAATGCTTTGACACCAGCTAACCCGCATCCAAGTTCTACAGCAGCTTTATCCAATGGCACTAATAATGGTTTTGTTTCGATTTCCACATCTTCGAGATGGTTCTCAAGAATATAAATGATTAAATCTCTTCCTGTCATTTCTTATTTGCCAACTATATCGTTCCTTTCTGACAGTAAAATAACCCTCGGCCTGTTATAGCCAAGGGCTATCATACATATCTTTATAATAATCTCCTGTCCCAAGACCTACTCTTCAAATCATCTCAAGAATGTTGCCATCAACGTTGAAATCAAGGAGGATTGTTCTCTCATATCCATTTACGAAAGAACGTTTTCTTTCATCGGCAATATCATAAATTCCGAAGTCAATAAAATTATCACCAATAGGATTCTTTTCATCATAAATCCATCCCACAACCTGTCCGGCTTGTGTACGTGGAATTCCGAGCATATCGTACACTTCATTAAGGAACAGATGCCCTTTTGATTTGAAGAGGTCATTTGCATAACGCTGCTGATCTTTCAGGAACATTAAGTTAAATTCTGGATCTTTTGTCCAACCTGTACATCCATCATCGAAGAAACGAGCATAATCACTCGTTAAGTTTGGATCAGCTACATCAACTGTTTCTTTTACAACTGTTTCTTTACCATTTGCATCTGTTACTGTTTTCTCGATTTCTTTTGCCTTGATATTATATCTCAGCTCTCTATCAACCTCTTCTCCAAAACGCTCCAGAACTCTGCCACGATATTCTTTAAAGCCTTTATCAACTGCTGTATACGCCGCTGCCAGTGCAATATTTCGTTTGCGGAGAATATGATGACCACCAATGATAGCGGCAATAGACACTGTTCCAAGGACAACAGCCGGGCCATAAAGTTTTACCAATTTCACTCCTGCCTGTGTATATACAATTGTAAGATCTTTTTTGCTGTCTTCAACGGTATATTCTTTTCCTTCGGGAATTTTCTCTGGATGTTCCGTTACATCATGAATTTTGTCAACTGTATCTTTCGTCTCTGCCAGAACATCGTCCAGTTTTGTAGTTGCTTTGCACGCCATTACAGCACTTGCCACAACGCCCACAACACCTGCTCCAACAAGAATTTCAGGACTGTGTTTCTTGAATTTGAATCCTACTCTATAGAATTTGCGAGTCAATGTATTCATAATTTCTGCTTTTTTCATGATTACTTATTCTCCTTTGTTTTGTTTTTTGATTCTTCAATCTCTTCATGACGGATCAATCGCTGCAGGTACCATTCCGCTTTTTTAAGATCCTCGATACCATTCTTCTTTTTCCAACGTGACATATATTTGATGACATTTCCAGTACATACTGCTTCGATTCCTGTAAGATCCTCAGTGAACGCTTCGATAGCATCGATCGTCTCAAGACCGTTTTTAGTTTGATAATGTTCAGGTCTGTTTACATTATCATATTTTGATTCCCAATGAGATGGGCGTGTTATTTCTGATCCATCATCCGCTATTGCCGACACGCAATCATAGCATACGTGTGGCGATTTATTGTTAGCGCAATTATTGCAATCAAAATTTTTCATTTTATCCTCCTAATCGATCGGCATTGCTTTTGGCAGTTTGATAATGTATCCGTCATACACCCTTACTGTCTCGGCAGTGCGAATATTTGTCCATCCGTAATTGGCGCTTGTCCACGGCGCTTGAAGATCCGCCATGTCGTACATGTCTGCAATTGTGACAAATCCGTATCTCTTGATGGCGTCGTTCATCTGCTCACGGACTCTTTCGGCATCGACTCTGGTCTCAAAAATGATATCATCATAATCGAATCTTCTTCCGGAATTATATCTATCTCGATCATCACGATCGTCTCTGTAATCTCTTCGGTCATCGTAATAACTTCGATAGGACACTTTGCTACCACTTCTGTTTCGACTGTTTCCCTTTCCTCCATCATAGAAAAGCATGTCAATTCCACCGGTAACAATGTCTGCGATAGCTTTCTTGATCGCCGGAACTAAAACATCCAGAACAACATAAGACTTGATGTTTCCGGCATCTTCTGAAATGAACATATTTGCTAACTTACGTCCTTCGTTTTTCCTGGTCTTTACTTTACCGTTAACGACCTTTTCAATTTTCTTTTCTTTAGAAGCTTCTTCTTTGCTTCTATGTGAATTCGGCTGATAGTCTTTCATTCAAACCTCCTCATTAATCTACCATTTTGATTGATCCAGGCAATGAAATATTCGTGCCAGCAATCAGATTCATCTGCTTTTTCACCTGATATGTAAGATTGCTTCGTGCCTTTCTTTCAGATCGAGCAACTGTTTCACCTTTCCATTTTGAGGCTACACATTTTCCAAAATGCACAACTGGCCCACAATAGCTATATGTATGATATTCATCCATAGGCATCCTCCCAAAAAGAAAAGGGAAATACCCTGTTCAGGTACCTCCCTCGATTCGCATTACTCTTCTTCATTTGTTTCTGTGTCATCAACTTCTTCAGCTTCGACATCTGCCACGATTGATTCTTCGTCAACCTCTTCGTCTGGCACTTCAACCCATGCAAGTTTGTGACGTTTTCTTTTCGGTTTATCGGAATTCTTAGCCTTAAGTTTCTTATACAGCCCAACGCCTACCGCTGCAACTGTAGCAACTCCTGCTATTGCCAGTCCGATAACTTTTCCAGATCCGCCTTCAACCTCTTCATAGATATTATCCTCAGACTCTACCGGTCTCAGATCTTCGTTCTCGATTGTCTCCATTACTTCTTTTTCTTCGTTCATGATTAAATCCTCCTTAGATTTATAATGTTTTCTCATTAAAGCCGTTGTAAATTTCGCGTATTAGAAAATTGAAAGCCCGTGTTCACGAGCCTTCAACTAGAAACTTATTTTTTAGATATAATTTTCATAATAATTTTTCCAAATGCAAAACCTGAAGCATAGCAGATTGCTCCTAAAATTATCCCTTTATTTTTACCAACTGCTTCTCCGATCTTATACCAAGATTCCAAATTAGACCTATCCCAATCACTTCGACTGCATTCAAGTTCATCTAAGTTTTTTAAAATAGCTTCCTTCTCGTCATCAGTAATATTTTCTCGGGTAAGACATTTAATAAAATCATCATGGATTTTCTCGTAAACTTCTCTGATACTTGCTTCTGTTTCCATAATTTCTTTTGCTCTTTTTACCATAATTATTCTCCTTTATAAAAATTTATTTCTATAAAGGTCTTTGTTTTTGACGCGTGATATAGATCTATTAGAAATATCGATCGAAATCATATGTTGGCGCTTTTAGAAAATCAAGTACTAGGCACGGTTCGCCTTTTTCCGTTACCTGCGCGCTGATATCCAGCTCAATGTTTCCATCCGAAATATTCCATCCTATATCGTCACTGATTGTCGTATGCCTCAATCCAAGCTCATCATATAACTGACTGAGTGACGCGTACGTTTCACTGCCATATCCCATTTTCCAATTGAGATCATTTACAGCTTTCTTTACAGTATTGATATCTGACTTAAAATATCTCGCCGATAACGGATCGAAGAACAGAGACGTTCCCGTATCGGTGACAATGACTTCTGTTTTACTCGGTGGAATTTCTTCAATCTTATCTTTGGCAATGCTATCTCTGATTGTTTTCTCTTTCTTTTCTCCAATCGTCTCAACGACTTTTTCTTTATACTCAGACAATGCTGTTGTAGAGAGCTGGTATGCGGTTGCAAGTGCTGCATTTCGTCTCATATGTACAGAATTAGCTCCAATAAGACAAGCCACAGAGCATACTCCGGTTACTGCCGCAGGAAGATATGGTTTCCATCCGAGCTTTACATACTCAATAGGACTGATTTTGATCCCGCCTTCTTCGCTCCATTTGCGCGCTTCTTCTACTGTGGCTTCATGAAGTCTTGCCTTTTTCTCTTCTTCGATGAGATCCAATACCTTTGGAGTTGCTTTTACAGCAAGGATTGTTGTCGTAATCATTCCGGCAATGCCGATTCCTGTGAGAATTTCTGGACTGTGCTTCACTACTTCTTTTTTAGCCATTTTGATTAATCCTGGCTTTTTAAATGTTTTCATGATGTTCTCCTTTGAATAATTTTTAAATATATCAAAAACAAAAGAGAACCCTCGTGGGGTTCCCTATTTGTCCTGATTCTGAAGCTCCGAAACTGTTTGTTTCAATTCTTCAAATTCCTCATCTCTTTTCTGTTCCTCAATTGCATCTGCTGTCGCCGCAATACCTGCACCGATTGCCATCACAATTCTGATAGACTTCTTAAAGAGGGGTGATTTAATTAAATTATTGATTTTCATTTTTTCAGTTCTCCTTTCATCATTTCATTAAAGGATGTGTTTCTGTCGCGACAATACAAAAATATCATCAAATATTGTCACCTGCGTATTGAAAAGAAAAGAAGAAATATTACAGGATTTGAACCCATACCTCCAGAATAATCTGGTGTTCTACCATTAAACTATCTATTTCTTCCATTAAAGGCTATGTATTTTTCGCGAATCTATTTCGAAAAGATAAGAGGCCCGTTATTGAGCCTCATTCTCCTTTCGTTTAATTTTTTGTTCAATGGATTGCTTCCAATCATTTGCTTTTGCCGCTACTGCTGATCGTACTTCCGGGATAGCCAGTGCTGATCCGACAACTGTAATTGCCGGAACAACGATTTGTCCAATCCAAAGTCTTACTTCTCTCATAGTATCAATGTTTTTACGTTTCATTTTAGAATCCTCCAATTGAATATTTTTCATTAAAGGCAATGTAATTTTAGCGAACTATCACAGATAATAATCCTGCCATTCGATCCCTGGCTCATACATGCACTCGATAATATAACATTCAAGTCCATCATCCATGACAACTTTTCTATGATTAAAATCAATCCAAAATATCCCATCATCACCGTCCGCTATCCATCCGAGATCAGCACCGTAGTCTGTATTCTCAAGTCCCAAGAAATCATAAAACTCATTTAGGACCGCATAACCACGTAATACATAATTTCGATTCAAATGATATTCCGCCATCAAAACCTGTTCGAGTGGAGCCTCGAAATACCTTCCACAATACGTATCGTAGAATAGACGCGGTTCCGAATAATCTTCTTCCAAATATTGTGTGCAATCACTAAGTAACGTATTGGCATGAATATATGTGGGCTGTGCTTTTTCAGCAGCGATTGCTTCTACGATCTTATCATGTGTATCTTTTCCATACATCTCGATTAACTTTCTTCGGTAGCTTTTATATGACTGATCTAAAAAGTTATATGCTCCAATCAAAGCTGCCTGCTGTTTTCTCGAAAGGATTGCTGAACCGATAACGCATCCAATTGTAGCTACGCCTACAGCAATCGTTGGAATACATACTGGGGCGATAGTTTTTATTGTTTCGATAGTTGTCAATTTTTCATCCTTCTCAGCCTCTGCCTTTTCAATTAGCTCAGTCGCCTTAATTGTCGCTTTCGCTGTCATAACCGTTGTCGCAATAACTCCGACAGTCCCAATTCCAGCAAGAATGATAGGGATGCTTCTCTTAATTTTTAGTTTCTTCATATAGCATTTCTCCTTTCTTAACTATATCTTCTTCGTAAAAGACCATCGGATCTGTCTCATTAACATCTGTTTCTCCTAGGTTTACGCATACATAGCCTCCATCTTCATAAATGTCCGCTATTCTTACTGTGACTGCTATAATGTCTCCAATATTATGTTTCAACTGTGCCTCCATTCCAGAATGATGATATCATCTATTCTTACATGCAGAATAAATGCCAGAGCAACTAAATTATCTACTGTTGGCAACGACTCACCATGACGCCACTTATATATAGCATTGGGATTTTCAAAGTCGAAAAACCTCTGAAGCATACGCACTGTGATTCCAGCTTCATTCATTAGATGTACGATGTTTTTACCAGTTGCCTTCATATTTATTGAGAAATCTGAAATATTCACATTATTCATTTTGAATTTTCTCCCTGCAATTATCGGCACATCACAATAATTAAACCGCCAACAATGATGGTATCCGAATATGGGATATTTGATCTGAGGATGTTGCTAATCTCATTTAAAGTATATCTTGTCTGAAAACCCATATACTCAGTTGTCCCATTATTGCAAATATGTATAGGGTTTAAAGGTTTCATCTTTGAAGATATGAGTTTTCTAAGAAAATTACTCTTCTTCTTTGGAATGCATATAGTTACGGCTCTTTTAAATCTGATCATTTTGGGATTCCTTTCAAAAAAAAAAAATTGAGCCAATGTTACAGCTCAATTTTCAGAATCAATTAATTTTGTTACCTTTAATATTGCCGAGTCATCAATGTTTCCATCTACATTAATATGAAAATATATTTTTCCATTTTTCATTTCTAGTTCAATCTCTTTAATATTGATATCAGGTTTAATACCCATATTCTTATATATCGCCTTAGAAATTATTCTTCCTAAAATACTTCTCATCATTTTTGTAGATAGTTTTATTTTCATCTCATCCATGTCTGTCTCCTTTAATCTTTATTCTATAAAAGGGAGCGTATTTTTCGCGAGACTGGCAAAATAAGAGGCCTAAATTCAAAGACCTCTTATTTTTTTTTTTCACAAATGTCGTTTAGCTAATTCTTCTGCCACTTTTTTTGCAACCATATTCATCATAATTTTCTCCGTATTACCTTTCACTGCGAGTGTCAGCCCAGCGCTGATAATAGTTGTTATAAATTTTGCATATTTTATTACTATTGGTGACATATAAATACCTCCTTTCTCATAAAGGAATATGTAATTTTCGCGAAAGAAAAAGAGTCTCAGTTTTTCCAAGACCCTTTGATCAAATATCAATTTATAAGTTTTCTTCCGCATTTTGGACAATATCTGAGCGTAATGTTCATATGCACTAAATCATTGCCTTCTTGATCATTCAAGCTTAATCGTAATTTTGGTTTGTGTTCATCACCATCTAGTATCCAAGCTTCTAACGTCATAGCGTTGAACACTGATCCTATTCTTACTTCTTTCGACTTAATCGGTTTAGTAATTTCTATTCCATCTCCAAATTCATCCGGTTTGCAAAATTTACACATAAATAAATTCCTCCTTAAAATATTCTTTCATAATACCCCATGTAAATTTCGCTAAATCTCTCTACGATCAAAGCATGTCTCCCATCGTTCTCTTTTAATCGGCTTGATCTTTAATGCCCACATGAGTTGGCGAATACTTACTGTCGGATATAGATTATCTGATGGTTCCCCAGATCTCTCGTCAAAAAACTTTTTGAATTCTGGATGGAGGTATACTGTATTCACCAGCCATGGATCTATTTCGGTCCACCAAGTTTTCTTTGTAACTGGATCATACCGCTGCTGTATAACCGCCAAACCCTTTGAATCCATTTTGAATAATGTGCACTTATCATATACCGGGTGGTTACAGAAATATGTTTCTCCGTACATGGGAACATATATCGTCGGTTTTTCATAAAAATATCGCATTATCTATACTCCTTTTAAAGTAAAAATTAAACTCCATTTTAATTTCTTAAAGTCTATTTTAATTTTTTCTCGCGTATTAATATAAAATAAATAAAAACGACAAAAGAGCCCTTGTTAGAGCCCTATTGCGATAATTTTCTTCACAGATTGCATATAAATATGTACTTTCCTTTGAAATTCATCCTTATATGATACACTATGTCTACCTCTATAATTGTCATATCTTGGTCTAACGTGATCACCCATCTCAATTATCAGCATAGCTTGCTCGATCCGTTCAATCGTACTCTGACGAATCTGCTCGCCTTCCTCAAATTTGATTAGTGACTCCGTTCCAACACCGGACAGCTGGGCAAACGTGTACTTATTCAGATTGTACTTCTTATAAAATTCCTTAATCTCCATATTCATATCCTCCTTATAATTTTCATATAAGGATAAGAATTCGTCGCGAAAAAGAAAAGCCCAGGAATATTTCACCCAGGCTTTTGCCTTAGTTGAATTTTCTAGCTCTAACATCCAAATGATAAATTTTCTGTTCGATATCTAATACATCCATTCGATCAAGATTGACAGCTTTCGCAATTTCGTCCGTACTAAGACCTTTACGGTACATAGCTTCGACTTTCCTGTAACTGTCATCCATTTTTTTTTGTCTCGTAATAAATATTGCCATGCTTAAATCCTCCTTTGATTTTATTGCTGTATTTCTCATAAAGAGGCATGTATTTCACGCGAAAAGAAGAGACCTCGTGTGAGATCTGCTTCCTTCTAAAACTTAGTTCATATCAAGCATATCAAAGTATTCGTTGATAGAATCCATAATCTGTTCCATCTTTACGTCCATCACCGATGACATCCGTTTACGATAATGTTCGGTATAGCTGTCTGAATGACTTCGATTATATATCGCCGCCTCCATACGTTCTTCCTCAGTTTCGTAAACCAATCTTTCATCCTCGATGGTATAACGATCTCCAAATCTGTTTTCTTTCGTAATCGTAACTTTCTTTGTATACATAATACGTACCTCCTTAGTTTTTCTATAAAGGGATACGTAATCTTCGCGAAGAAAAAGAAGAGGCTAAGTTTTTCTTAACCCCTCCATTTTGAATCTACTTCTTCGGAATCAGTTTATTGATCCATCCACGGCCCATAATGGTTGTGATTGTTCCGGTTTCTTCAAACTTGATTGATTTGATTGTCCCCCAGACTGCCGTTCCTGTAGTAACCACCAAAGCGGCCAATGTTAAACCATTCTTTATCCTTCGATCATTTCTTTCATCTCGTTGCTGTTCTTCCTTAAACTTCTGGTCAGCCTCATGCTGCTGTCGTTTTAATTCCTGCTCAGCCTCGATCTTCTTGATCTCAATAGCTCGGTCATAAAGCTTAGTAACACCATCAACCGCAATTTTGTACTCATCAGTGCCGAGTTTCATATCTTTCAATACTTCCATTTCGTCACCAATCTCGCCATTAAGTAACTCTTTGATTTCATTCATACTTACATCCTCCTTAGATTTTTTCATTATAGGCTTTGTTATTTTGGCGAATTGTCTTTTAGCAAAATGATCTTATTTTTATCAAGAAGTTTCGGACTCTTGCTCACACTGATACAGATCTTGTAGAAATCCTTATAGTCTGGATCATCCATCTGTTCAATTTTAAAGGCACCATATCCGGTCTTGTAATTCCTTTCAATAATGAATGTCATAATACATCCGATACAAACGCCGATTCCAAATGCAATAAAACCTCCAGTCATGTGATTTTCCTCCTTTCGTCACTTTGTTTTATGAAAAATTCCACCCGGGAAATTTTCACCCTACGAATATACAATCATTCAACGTAACCCATGTCCGTAAAAAAGAAAAGGAAGGCTTTGTTAAGCCCCCCGTTTTTTAGCCATAAATATCGGAATCTGAATTTCTTTATTTGGTTTCAATTCCTCAACTGTATGATTCTCATTGCACAGATTGAATATCAAATCAGCCTCATCCATATAATTGCTGTGTATAATATTAATGAGTTTCGTGTAGTCTTCTTCTTCTCCTACACCACTCTTCAGTTTATACGCAATATCGATAAGCTGAGTATATTTATCTGTTGCCGCTGTCATCATTGCATTGAAATTTGTTTCCATAAAATATTCTCCTTCGTTCTCGATTTTTTTTTTCATAATATGCAATGTATAATTCGCGAGAAAAAAAGAGAGTCCAAATAGAACCCTCTTTACTATCTCTATAAAAGGCAATGTATTTATCGCGATATCAATCCCTGGCATTACTTAGTAGCCAGAAAAATTTGCGATATCTGTCATAATACATATCTCTCCCACACGGCATTTCCAATTTTGAATGCAGATATGTATATGATAATTCTTCCGTCACGGCACGTAATATGTATGATCCAAGTACATGGTCTGTCCGGTATGCAGTCCGCTCTATTAACTCTATTCGCTCAGCATAATAAGCTTTCAATACCGCATTCCGACCGGTCCGATCAGATACAAGATTCGTGCATGGACTCATTTCAATGATAGATGCCGATCCAGGACTATCATTTATGGCAGCATACGCTTTTTTCCATACTGGATACTGCAAGCAAAAATGTTTTAACTCATAATATCGATGCTTACTTATCCAGTATTTGTTGTTTTCTGACAACTCAGCTCTTATTACTGTCCCCATTTTGAATTTTCCCCTTTGTTTGCTTTCGTTTCTCTATTTCAACTTTCTTCATAAATTTTATCGTTGATTCCCTTATCTTTTCGCGATCAATGTCCCCTGTAATTCGTATAATCGCATTGTTGTATTTATACTCCTTCATGTGGAAACCCTAACTCAGAAAGATGTCAGATGCCTCGGAATTGGTTAGTTCCAAAATTTCCTTTATTTTTTCTGCATCGCCAATAGTCATCGGACATATTCCGTTGATTTTATCGTAGAGCGATGATTTACTAATACCAATAAGACTTGCTGTTTTCGACACTGATAATCCCTTTTCACGTATTCTTTCTTTTAACTTTGTTGCATTCATGACTACTTTCCTCCTTTATTTGTTGCATATATGCATACTCAAACATTAACATTCGTTACGTATTTTGTCAAGAGTTTATATGCATTTATGCAATATTTTTAAATCTAGGTTAGAAATATGTTGCATGTATGCAACTTTTATTGTATTATATAGTTGAGTTCATCAATAGAAAGGAGATCGATATGAATATAGGAGAACGTATAAGAATTTTGAGACAAAATCTCAATATGTCAATGGAAGAATTGGCAAACATCTTAGGGAAAAACAAGGCCACAATCTATCGGTATGAGAAGGGAGGAATTAATACATTACCGTTAGATATATTAAGGCCTCTTGCAGACGCTTTGCAGACTACGCCTGAATATTTGCTTGGGTGGAACGACGAAGATGCTGTAAATGTCGGCGATATTGCAAAAATGTTACGTCTTAAAAGCCATATGGGTCTGGAAGAATATTCTGAAGAAATAGGCATATCAGTCGATGACTTAAAAAAATATGAAAGCGGAGAACGGTGTATTTCTAGGAACACCATGGAAAAAATGATAAATTATTCTCCATTCAAGCAGTGGAGTGAAGAGTTTGGCGATACAGTATTCAACGATTCTGAGTACAATAAAATCGCTGAATACGCCAGATTTATGTTATATCTGAGAAAAAATAAAGGAGATGACAGTACATGTTAAAATATAATTCTGAAACGAATCTCGACTCCGATATTGACTCTGACATTGATAAATATGCCATATATCTTAGAAAATCCAGAGCAGACCTTGAAGCTGAAAAAATAGGTGATGGTGAAACCCTTGCAAGGCATAAGAAGATTCTTACCGATCTCGCGGCACGAAAAGGACTATACGTTTCAAAAATATATGAAGAAATTATTTCCGGAGAAACGATTGAGGCAAGACCTGAAATTCAAAAGCTGATACAGGATTGCTATGATGGAAAATATCGAGGAATACTTGTCGTCGAAGTTACTCGATTGTCTAGGGGAAATCAAGGCGACGCCCAGACAATAATGGACTGCTTGAAATATTCAAACTATAATAAAGGACTGCTTATTGTGACCCCTACAAAAACGTATGACATAGTCCATTCGCAAGAAGATGAAGAATATATGGAATTTGAACTCTTCATGTCTCGCAGAGAATACAAAATGATAAAAAAGCGCCTTGAACGAGGACGAATGCAAGCCATTGTTGAAGGAAACTATATGGCATCGCATAGGCCATATGGTTATAATATAGTCAAAACAAAAACTGGAAGAACACTCATCCCAAATAAGGATGAAGCTCCAATTGTAAAACTAATTTTTGACTTAGCTGCTGACAACGTCCCTCTTCTGACCATTGCAAGGCATTTAAAAGATATGGGGGTTCCAACATATAATGGCGACTATTATTGGTCAAGAGTTAGTGTAAAACGAATACTTGAAAATCCTGTATATATTGGAAAAGTGCGGTGGAATAATCGAACAACCATAAAAACAATGGTTGATGGCAAGATCGAAACCAGATTAACGACATTAAATAAAAATCACTATATGGAATACGATGGCAAGCATAAAAAATACGCACTAACAGACGAGGAGACATTTGCTAAAGTAAATTCAAGGCTTACGGAAACTAGAACAAAATACGACTACAAATTAGTAAACCCTTTAGCCGGTCTCCTTCGGTGCAAAAAATGTGGAAGAGTTATGAATCTCAGGACATATGATAGCAGAAAATACAACGTTTCGCCAAGGTATAACCATGACGGCTCTCCTTATTGCAAATTAAGTTCCGTCATGTATACAGATGTCATTGATACTTTAATTCGTGCCCTTGAATTATATATTGAAGATTTTAAAATCGAAATCAATAACGATTTTCAGCACGATGATACGAATATTCAAATGCAGATTCAAACATTAAAAAGAGAGGAAACGAAACTAAAGCAAAAAATAACAAAACTATTTGATTCATGGGAAAACGGAATATTAAATGATAATGAATTCATCGAAAGAAAAGTAATTAATAATGAATCATTAGAAAACATACAAAGACAAATACGTGATCTTGAAAAATCAATACCTGAAAAAATCGACTATAAAGAAAAGATCATTTTACTATCTAATGCAGTGGAAAGTCTACGAGATGATACAGTCAGTGCTAAAATTAAAAATGATTATTTGAAAGAGATCATCTCTACGATAGAATATAGTCGCGAACGTCCAGGTGAATTTATACTAGATATAGAGCTTCTCTGATACCTACTACCACATATAGTAGGTATTCTTTAACACATACATATCCATCATAAGTATCTTCCTTTGATAAGACATTAATGATGGTAACTTAAGATAGGAGATAAGTCAATGCGCATCATAGGAAAAGATAGCTATATCCCAGAATACAAAACGAGAACATACAGAGGTATCAAAGTAAAAAGGGATGGCAATGGATGGTGTACGAGCCTTGATGGTGATAATAATATTTATAAA